GTGTGGAAATACAACAGACTGCACCACTCCCTGGAATCCAGCCATTGTCGCACGTCCAGCAGCCTTGGCCCCAGATACCCACCAACTATCCCCACCTGTCTCGTCTGCGAGCATGGCGTTAAGAGTGTCGAACGGATCTTCCGGACCAACCTCCTCAACGAACTTCATGCCTGCTTGTTCCTCGTTGAACCCTATAGGCACATAGCCGTAGTCCTCCAAGTCCTGGGCCACCAGCCCAGACTTCATGTGCTCGCTGACAGCAGCCTCTGGATCTGCTTCCAAGCCCATCGCGCCTAATTCAAGGTCACTGAGCCCGGCTTGCAACTGCGCGGTTTGAGGGTCCATACCGGAATCTATATAATCATCGTATGCGGATTTCCTACTATAGAGGTCGCTCATAGTAAGGCACTACTCCAGTACATTTTCGTCTGCCACTACATCGGAACGTCCTGGTGCGGCTGCACCATACTCGGTGTAATCTTCTTTGTTAGTTGCAATAAGGGCAGCAGCTTGCTCATATATTTGAGCTTCTGATAGCCCAGAAGCAGTCGTCTTTGCCCTGATTCTATCTATGGCCTTATTCCGAATTGCTTTATAGCCATCAGTTCCTGGCGCGAATCCGGTGTTATTGATAATCGATGCGCGAAGGGAGTCGAGTCTGCCACCTGCAATACTTTTGTTAGCCTCCATAGTAAGAGCCCTAGAGTCTCGCATTAGTTCATTAGTTGTGTCCACGGCCCAAGTTGCTGGCAGCTCAGGCAGAGTTAGCCCTTTCAACATAATGTTCTTTTCGGCCATTACAGCTAATTGTGTGGCATATACATCAGAACGCAGCTTTACCTCGGCTTGAGATGTTCCAGCAAATCCCCACGATTCGGCCATTTCTTGCGCGATAGCTTTTTGTTCTGGATCATCCATAAATCCTATGGCTTCCGTAATAGTTGGAGATGCCAATACATCATAAGTCCCATCTGTATTAGTTTTCGCTATAGTCTTTGCTACAAAAACTTCATTCAGGGCCATTTGTGCGGCCCGATCTTTGTTAGTAAGTTCTTGTGGCGACAATAAAGCTTTCAGATTTCCTAGAACCTGTATGGGGTCTGCTCCCCCAGCGTACGCTATTTGAGCATCAATTTGGCTACCACCAGTTACTTTGGTTGCTACTGTGCCAAGGATTTCCGACAGCGTAACACTGCCCTTTCCAACCATCTCAATCATGTGGTTGATTTCCTCGTTTGTTAGGTTGGCTCCGGGTATCCTGGTTTTGATTAACAGCTTAGTAAGCTCGGTTGCAGTCTCTTCATTATCTGCTTCGGCCAAAGCCTTTTCGATTATAGCGGCGTAGTTTTCTAATTTCTCCTGGCTTTTTCTACTAGCATCCAGCCTATCCCAAGCAAATTCATCCGGGAAGTTAAGAAGATTTGACAGCTGTGCGTTGGTAGCCCCATCTTGCAAGAGGTGTGCAGCTATATATAGTTGTGGATTATTGCCAAATAAATCCCGCCTACTTTTTAATTCCACTAACTCATTATCAATTTCCTTCTGCTTGGCATCCATCAAGGTTTTGGTGGCAGATCCGACAGCCTGTGACTTTGCGCCCTTGGACGCAGCCATCTCCCCCGGAGACTCCAGCAGGTCCAGCCCAGTGATTAATCCCGCCGCCTCTGGAGATCCAGCAGCCAGCGCAGCAGCACTGAGGCCAAGTTTCATCAGAGACCTCGGGTCTGTCAAAGTCTGCAGAAAGCTCTTCTCGTCCAGCCCCCGCGCAGCATCAAGTTGAGCCTGAGCCATATCTACTGGCGTGCTGTCTTTATCACTGTACTTCTTCTGGCGCTCTTTGATTAGGTCTTTAGCCATTACTGCCACCACCCGGCCTTGGAATTAGATTTGCGAGGCCAGCAAGCTCACCCATTGTGAATCCAGAAGTCTCTTCCGTGCCCGTCCCACTGGCAGTCCCAGTGGTGTTGGTATTGGACAGGCGAGTGCGCAAGAAAGCATCAAGCAGTGGATTGGCAAAGGAGCTGAACATTCCGCTGGCCACGCCCTGTCCCTGCAACCGAGTCTGCGCCAATTGGAAAGGCAGATTCAACTGTGCGCTGGCCACGCCGCCAGCTCGCCTGCCCTCAATGTCCGCCAAGGTGTTCCGAAACTCACTCCCCCTACGGCCTACCTCAGTATTCTCGATTGAGGAATCCTGGATGCCACGCTTGGCCAAGTAGTCCTGGTTTTTCAGCATGATATCCTTGAAGTCTGACTCTGCACCACGCCGCTCCTGCTGCGCTTGCTGCCCGAAAGCCTCTTGAATATACTGCATAGCTTCCGGCGGGATATCAAATATATTCCCTGCTGTGATGTTGGAGATGTCTCCAAACTGACCGGCAGTCTGCCCAGCCAACCCCGACAACAGTTCCTGCAGGCGCTGCTCCTGGGAGGAGACTGCTCCGGTTCGGGTGCTGCCCGTACTCTGTTGCGTCTGGGTGCTCTCCGTTTTCTTAGTTCCCATCTTTGTACCTTTCAGAGTACGATAACTGACTGGGCGTATGGACCATCCAATGCTCCCAGCTTGCTGTCAATTCTAAGCGCCTCCCGGTTATCATAATGCACACAAGACCTTATTTGCTTGACGCCCATCTTCTTTAACACATAACATCCTCTGATGATTAATCGTGCGCCCAAACCAGATCCCATGTATTTCGGGGTCACCGCCAAGTAATCCGCGAAGGCTATGTTGCCCGACCGCGCTGCCCACACGACCCCCTGTACTCCCTCGTCATTCTCCGCCAGAAGAACGATCCCGCCTATCTCTGTAAAATCCACCTGATGATAATATCCAGTAGATGCTACGCAAGCGGAACACGCCTCCAAATCTTCCGGCTTTGCGATTCTGTATTGCATTACAGTATATATGTATGATTCCCAGATGCCTGTACTGGGGACGCATAAGCTGTGATGGACGACGCAGCATAGTCGTTAGTGCTGTCAACATACAGCAAGTTACTGTAGCCGTAGGACACTAAAAACTCTCCACTGCCAATATTGACTATATTTAGATCATAAGCATAGACAGTACCAACAACCGTTGTGTATGTCTGAAGTGTAACTGCTCCAACAACCAAAGATGTTGAGGTACTTGCAGCTTTGGCGTGAATTCGTAAAGACACGGAGTCCCCTACAGCGGGCAGCTTCGGAAGGTCTATCGTTGCTTCTGCAACATATTCGACCCGTGGTGTGGTTTCAGATAATTTTGTTCTCATTAAAATCCCCAGTTCAAGCCGACCACATCTGGGTCAGTTGCAGTTACTGTCACGCCTGCTATGCAGGTATTACCCACGAAGGTCGAAATCCAGGCGGCATCAATCTCTACGGCAGCCTCGAAGATATTGCTATTGATTGTGTTAGCAGTGCCGGAGACCCTGGTGACTGCACCCCGGAAACTGTTGCCGCAGAACATGCTTGCAGTAGTGTCAATCTCTAAGGTGCTATTAAATGTATTCCCCGTAATTGTACTGCGCTGTACTGCAATAGTAGCTGGATCTAAGATAGTATTCCCAGTAATAGCACTATTGATATAAGATCCCAGTTCCATACAATTTCCAGCCGTCACGTCCATGACGTTACCCGTTATGGATAACTGTCCGAAACTAGAGCTAGTCGTAGAGCGGTCACTGTAGATACAGGGCGCATCCCCACCAGAGAAGGAGTTATTTGATATTACTACTTCATGACAGGCTGTGTCAGCGTCTCCACCAAGTTCAATATTGTTCCCATCCACAGAATCAAAGGTGTTGCCGTCGACAACCGAATTCACTAGGTTGAGTGCTAAGATAGCTTGCTCACTACAGAAGGCAAAGAAATTGTTAATGACGCGGGCATTCGCCGTCTGCTCTCCGCTACCACTAAACGAGATGCCTGGGCCAAGGATAGCCGAGAATGTGTTGTTATCAAATGCAGCGCCTTGGTTATCGTTCACAACTATACATGGGATGAGCGTTGTACCGCCAGTGATCTGCACGCCAGTCATGCGAAAATTGCTGCCCGTGCATTTTATTCCATACAGTGTAGCTGTCCCGCTGATTGTCAAGATACTTCTACCGGAAGATCCAAGAATGCTTACATTGTTGGCAGTGATTAGCTCATTAGAAGCAACTGGGACACTCTCAGGATCAATGACAATCGTTCCGCCACCAGCAGAGTTGACCTCGGCAATTGCTTCCTGGAGAGTGAACGAATCATTGACATGATACTGCTCAAAGAATCCAGCAATATTAGTAATGCTGTACCCATTCATGTCAATGTCGCCCTGCGCTACCAGGGGCCAGACAAGACTGGATGCAGCGATATTGCCACCAGCTATTTCAGCGCTTACTGATTCTCCAATAGAATTAAAGTCCTCGGCAGCGGGCACTTCATCGTCTACAAAGACATGAATATTAAGTAATGGCATCTCTAATCCTTTTCGTGTCCGTCAACATGGAAATCAAGTTCCCAGCGACTAAACTTAATCCACGGCGCATTCGTTAAAATTTCGTACTTTATGGACAGACTGCGTTTATCTATAGGGAACTCCAACACCATTGGCTGTAAGTCCGATTTTATGTGGCTTTGATCAACTGTATAAGTATCACCAATCAATGGATGATCTGGTAAACATAACTTTTTTGTTATGGTTTCCCAATCTCGATCTTCTGCTTTCCACCTGAAAGTTACATCCCAGTTGCCTGTTGGCACAATTTTCAACCGAAAGTTTTTCCATGATTTTTTCATGGAGTCTAGTTTGGGATCTATGCTGCGGCCAGTTATAATTGGTGAAGAGATTTTAATCGTGTCTGTGTTAGAAACATGTGAAGTCATGAATTTAACGCGGCCATCGTATGTGCCAATAGCTACCATATCTTGTGTTGGCCTTGTCAGGGTCACTACGCGCATTGATGCACATTCTTCTCGCCAAGGCCCCGACCATTTGTTGGACTCAATGTTTAGCGCGTAGATAACTCCAGGACTTTCTTCCCCAGCTTCTTCTGAGTGGAATAATACTGTGTTCCATTTTGGAAAATACACCATTTTGCTGTCGTATAGTTTTTCTGGAGTCAGCATACGGCCAGATGCGTGGCCCGTATCGAATAGTTCTCTAGCCAAAGTTGAGACTCTCTGACCCTGGATATCTCCGTACTTGTCAGTTGTCTGTGCTGAAGATATACCGTCTTTGCTTAATAGCCAGTAATCATTGTAAACATCCACGCCACACTGAGCGCCATCAGCACTGATTGCTGCAGTTAATCTCCGCCGCTCAAAGTCGCGAGGAGACATCCCGGTCACTAGCCAGACAACATCGGTGGATACCATGAGCATTCCGAAGAAATCTCCGGATAAAAAGCGCACTCTTGTTTTGTCATCACCTGGAAATTCGATAAAGCCAGCATCGTCCTCGGCATCTTCTGTTGCCTTAATATTTGGGTCGTCGGGATTCCACCACAAGTTTGGTTGCCGGTCCCCGGAATAATAAGCGCGTAGTTTGTGATTAACATCTCCAGCCCCCCAAAGACGGTTGGCATATTCTGTGGTAAATCGTATGTCTGGAGCTTGGTCTAACTTTTCTATTACTCCACCATCATATTTATAGACTTCTGTTTTACGGCTATTGTCCGCGTAATTGCAGATAATTGTGCTGCCCCGAAACTTGGAGAACCGGGTCTTCTCCCTAGATAGTGGCGCTATCGGAGTCCAAACACCACGCAGAGCATAATCAATCCAGAGGTACTTCTTGCCCGCTGCCAGTAAACTGAACGTATCATTAGCGGAAGCGGCCTTGGGCTCGCGCACAGTCTGGAGGTCTGTAATTGCTGGAGAGTAATATGGCTTGCTGTCTTCGCTTATGTAGTAACTATCCCGCAGAATAAAAGAGGAGAGTAAAATCGAATAAGGCGTTAGTTCTAAGGTGTCATCACTTTTTGCAGTAACTTCTACAAAGAAGTCTGCCGTGTCCGCAACGTAAGCCCACAAGCCCTCATCAATCAGCACGCCGTCTATAGATACTCTATAAGCTATGCCCCCAGCAGAACTGATATCAATGCGATGTGGAAGTCCATCTATAGCTATGTCTGTACCTGAAAGAGAAAGATAGGTGCCAACCCCAGTCTTTAGTGCTATCCCGGCAGATGTGATTGCTATCTCTTTTTGCTGGTCCGCTTTCACCGCAAACTTTATTGTGGCGAATTCTGCGGTTTCTAAAAACTTGGCCTGTAGTACGAAAGATAGAAAAATACTGCCATCAAAACCAACATCATCATTAAACGTCTCATTGCCTACATACCCTCTTCTAGTAGTAGAAGATCCAGTTTCTCCTGACGCGGCCTGCCATCCAGATAAAACCAGCGTCCCATTATCAAAGATCATAGACGTTGAATTGCCTACGGTTTCTACTTCATCCCAGTAAGTGCTGTTTATAATAAGCGCCTTGGAGATGTGCTCGCCATTGTTGGCAACCGCCGCAGTAGGTTCGATAATCTGGGTTCCCCACTGCACGAAAGATGGGCGGCGAATCAGCGTTTTATTCTCGCTGTTAAAGGCACCCTCCATTTCCCAGAGTTGAGTTTCGTCCACCATATCTCGCGAAGCAGACAAGTCCAACCCAGATGTAAAAGGAGTCCCAGTTATACTAAGTCGTGATTCTCTGAGCTGTGCCATTACCGTCTCCTGAACGCGCCGTGAAGCGCACCCTGGGTTCTGATGCGCATGCGGTCCCGAGAGTTGTTGGGGTTGGCCCCGACTCTCAGAGCGTTCTGCAGCTTATCCGTAGAGGTTTGCACTGCGTTAGCGGAGTTCTCTACGTCACGCTGTAACATTGCGATACAACTATCCGCGATGTATAGGATGTATTTAACCGGGTATAAAATAGGATCAGTGCTAGTGGTTAGAGTAGGATGCTTCATTTGATATTCATACGAGATAGTACAGTTCTTGTCAAAAATACGGTCGAAATGTACGAGCGGGTAGCCAGCAGAATCAAGCCCGTGAATTGTGAAATACCGCGCCTCTTCCTGTACTAGACCGAAACCATCGTTGAATTTCTCGGTGCGCATTGCTACTGGATCGAGTTCTTCGAGTTCTGTCCCCGTCCCCATATTAAGCATTTTCCCTAGCAGCAACCGGTCAAAGTCTGCGGGCAAAGAGTAAGTGTCTTGTCCCATGACAATGGTATCTCCAGAAGAACTTTCATCCCGCCATGCAGTATTGAACCCACAGATGCGCACAGTTGAAACTGTTGTAATTTTATAGATTGGCTTAAAGGCCCCTACCTGCACGATTTTTCCGACACTGTCTAGGATGCTAAAGAAGGGGTCAGCCTCATTTTCTAGTGTAACGCCTGCCGCACCAAAAGTAGTTGTTGCAAATGGGTCAGAAGTCTTCGGGGCATTTATAGCTAGATACCCAGTTTTGCGCAATTCTGGCCAGTTCTTGTCGTTCTGCATTGACGCGATAATAGTGTTAGTAACTTGAAGGATCTTTAGCCCTTCTGGTGTGGGGGCAGACACATCAGTTTCAGTGCCCCAACCGAGTTGACTGGATACAAGATTGACAAATTCCAGTGCTTCCATTAAACGTCACCGCCTTCCAGCGCCGATAACTCTCCGCCATAGCCAGCCAAACCTTGCGCCGGGTTCCCTGCAGAGGCAACCTGTGGCTGTCCGGAGCCCGCCATGCCCTGTTGTGACTGTTGTTTTTGCTGCTGCATCTTCTGTTGCAGGGCTCGCTTGTGCTCCTGCTCATGCACGTCGATCATGGCGATGGCACGCTGATTAGCAGTCTTGAACATTTCAGCCTTCTTGAATGATTCGATATATTTCAAGTGTGATTCATCCTCATCTACTGGCAGCACTTCAACATAGATACCTGCTAGTAATTGATACATCTCAGTTTCCTGCTGCCACGGAGGATGCGGGAAAGACCCCTCACCCGGCAAAGCTGGGATGATACTGTCGATCTCGCCAGTCTCTGAGAATGGTTCGGCAAACCTACGCATGAGATTCTGCTTGGCGCGGGGGTCACTCTGATACAGCGGATCATTACTAAGAACGGCGTAGAGCCGCTCGGCCAAGGATCTTTGGATGTCACGATTTACGCTGGTAAGACTACCAGAGAATTCGTACTGATAATTCTCGCGAAGCTCCCGAGGAGAGATCCGACGAGGCTCAGGCTCGCCAGTCACATAATACCACTTGTCAATCCCAACATACCTTCCGTATAGAGAGATGACTTGCTTGACCATCTCTTTCCACGAGGTTGCTTGAGATTGCTCAACCAGACTGCTCAGCTTCTCTTCCGCAGCGTCCATGAGCGCCAGCGTGCCCCGCGCAGTGCGCGGTGCGTTCCGATAGTTGTTTGACCCACCAACAGTCGGACTAAATGTCAAACTGTCAGCATAGCCACGCAACGTCTCGAAACTCGCATGGAATTGCGCTGCAGGATCTTGCATGAAATCTGGGAACTTGACTTGGTTTACGTCTCCTACTGGTATGCCCTCGCCGGGCTGGATACCATCCAGGAGCTTCGCATTTTCTGCTAGGCCAAATATGCTGTAAAGGAACCATGGAGTGGTCTTCAGGGTCATTCCATTGTTTACATCATTAATTGTCTTATTGAGCGATAAATTGATTCCGTAGAGGACTTCCGCCATACCAATGCCAAACACGCGGCCATCAATAGGAATGTACGTATCGTGAATAAATGGCCTGCGCCCGTGCGGGAATACTTCGTCATGATACTCTATCCCTACTACGACTCCGAGGTTGTCCAAAATGTGGAGGATCACATCAATAGGTTCGTCTTCGTCATCCAGGTATTCTTTCGTGTAAACCTCGTAAACTAGAACTTTGTTCGGGTCAACTTTTCCATCCCCCGTAGAAAGCTCTTTACCAGTGTTTGCAGATTCGCCAACGATTCTATCCTTTTCCAACTCCCCAATAGCTTCGTCATCGTTTTGTCTTTTAGTCCCTTGAGCAAAGGCTATATCCTTGTCAGAGATCTGCCATAAACCCTTCTTCTTTTTGCGCTTCAAGTCTGCTATGGAATACCACGTCTTATGGGCTACCCAGTCGGCAGTCTGCAGTGATTTGGTTCTGGAGGGAAAGATAAGATCCTCGATATCAACATTCTCGCAGACTGGGCTGTCACTCTCGATAATGTCACGATGGACTTTAACTTCTAATTCCCCCATCTTTTCGCCGGGATTGATGTAACAAGTAGCAGTAAAGGGCAAACCAGCCTCTATGAATTTCACTTCATACTGATTGCCCTTTTTCTTTGTAGCCTTATAGAATGAATTATCTGGGTCACCTATGGAGAATATCTCCGCGAAAATCTCATCTGAACTCTTATCCTCTAATGGTCCGTCCTCCTCGTATTGAACTGTGCCTGCGAGTGTATGAGTTTCTATAGTTCTGCGCCATTTGCGCACCCAGCGGATCTTGCCGAAAGCTGTGCCATCCAGGAATCTATTCCGGTTGAAGCCCTCGAAGAACTCGTAGAACATCGGGATGTCATTGCGAAAGGCCCAGGAGGCGAAGGTCTCGACGTGCTTAGCCATATTAGTGTCAGCCATGCCATTAGGCTTGCGGACGTTCACGAACGGCTCTGCTCGCCACATAGCTGAGACAACCTTGGGAACGGCTGTTTCGATCTTGTCGAGAATGAGTGGCAGGTGGATGTCCGATGCGTTCTTGAATGGAGTCACGGAGTCGAACCCGCCGGGCTCTTTGTTGTATAACGCACGCAGCTTTTCCCGCTTTGTGATGACCTCATTGCGGTATGTCTTAGTCTGGCTGATGCGGTCCTCATAGTAGGCACCGCGCTCTTTGCGCCACTTTAATGGCATCTTTACCATGTGTCTCTCATTCTTGCTAAGTGGTGTACTAGAGCGTGATACCGTGCTCGTGTCATCACAGCGTACCTGATACAGTCGATACAGTCATCATTTGTTTTCAGAGGTTTCTCGATAGAGTCTGCTCCGGATGCTTGTGTTTGAACCGAGTCGGGTTGCCAGATAAAGTTCTGGAGTTCGTATCCAACCCGGCGGCAGGTGTTGAAGACAATGAGATCAGGCCCGGTGTCCCAGTCGTATTCTTCTTTGTCATCGCCTAGCATCTCTTTGATGCGGTCTATACTGGCGAGATATCCTATCTTTTGTGCCGGACCAAACATGATGCCATGATTCGCAAAGGTAGATAGGATAGTTTGGCCAGAAGTAAATTCCTTGGTGTTCGCGGAAGTGTCGATCAGCCGCAGAACAACTGGTTCGCTTTCTGGCCCTTGTCGCCATACGCCTCGTTTGTCTTGCTCCCAGTTCTCCAGGGTCTTGATACGCTCGGCTGCAGCTTTGGCGGTGTGGATACTAGAGTCGTACATGTCCCGATAGATGTACCATTTATTGTGTGGCGAGATTGCGATCCAGACGACAGCTAGAGGCTTCTTCCCTGCTGGGTCTGCCACCATAATACGGGGCCAATCATCCGGGATATCAAAGGGATCGACGAAAAAAGGCGGTCGAGGTTTCCACGTATCAAATACTGCACCAGCCAAATGGGCGGGTTTGCCGTGTAGTCTCGCCGCCACTTCGTGCGGTTTTAGAGTTTTGATGAAACGATCTACCGCAGCATCTTCGAGATATCCTCCGCGCGACTTGCGATTGTCTTCGACGCTGATTGAGATTAAATCTATGTCAGAGCCTGGGAGGCTAGCTTCCTGCATAAGTTCGGCCATGAAGAAAGATGCTTTGATGGGCGTGGCCTGAATCCACGCTATGCCGGAGAAATCAATCAGACCACGCGTGAGCGCGATCCACATGTCTCTTCGAGCTGGCTCATCACTACAGACGAACTGGCCTGAACACCCTTCCATTGATGCAACCGATTGCTCTTGTGACAGAACATGGATGACTGACCCATTCTTAAAGTTTACTGATACTGGGTGACCAAGATTATTCTTCTTGATCGTAGCCACACCTTTAGGCAGCCACTCCTCCATCTTGGGAATAAAGACCTGTGTGCCCGCGACCTTCAAGTTCTCTAGTAAATGATACCCTCTTATGGGTGGGACCATTGGCTCGCCATTTGCCAGCCGAACTATGCGATTTTCATCATCTAAAGGAAGCCAGGGACGGTAGCCAAGGCAGCACGATATTTCTTCCACCGTCCCTCTTACTGATTTGCCGGAACGGTTACTGCCGAATAGCAGTCTAGTTTGTGCTTTGCTCTCGGTAAACTTCTTCTGATTGCCGAGATCCTTAAAGGTCGCTATCTTGTTTTGCTTATAGTATTGCTCTGCCTTGGCTAGTTCTTTTTCGAGGGCCAGCAGCTCTGCCAGTTCTTTGTCTAAAATCTCTGCCATTAACGGCCAGCCCTCCCTTCAATGTTGGGTCTGGGGGACATTAAAGCATGCCCCCCATTACGTCAAGGTCTAAGACCCTGCACTTCCGACACAACCCCTTGGATCCCACACAGCCGTAACTGCACGGAACCGAGCGCCAATTTGAACCCCACCTTTGACATAGTCAACTTCTGACCAATTCTCGGGGGCGATTCTAGTGTACCAATTCAAATCGTGTGAATCAGCCAGCAGGAACCAGGCTTCAGGATCAGTGAAGTAAGGAGATTCAATGGTGGTCAAACCCTGCGTGAACATGGGATTGATATCATTGAAACCAGTTACTGCTTCGTCGGTAGTGTCAATCCCGATCTTCTGTGCCGAACCCAGGATAACCTGAGTGAGCCATTTTGAAGCTGGATTGATAAGAATCTTGGAAGCAGTCTGCATGATAGGAATGTTCCGGTCATCGGTCATATTCTCAAGGGCCAGGATAGCAGCCTCAAGACCAGCCTGACTAATGTCAGCCGCGCCCAAGAGGTTACTATATGTGGTCCCTACAAGGTTAACGTGACTGGCTGAAAACAGTGCAATCCCGTCAGGAGTAAGCACCGTGGAGAAGCCACTGTTGAGCATATCGTGCCCCAGAACCTCCATCGTTGCGCGTCCGGAACGCAACATCGCAGGCAACCGGTTGGCGATGATACCATCACCCTGGTCGTCTTCGATAGCTTCCTGGGATACCATGTGACGCTGCGCGTAGGTCAAGACCTTTGCACGGGCCACTGGACCCTGGATTACGTCGTCTTCAAAAGCATCTTGCAGTTCAGCCTTCTCCGCCCAAAGGCCGAGACCACTGACTGACGCCATGTCAATCCATCCACCTTTTGCGGACTTCATATTCAGGAATTGGGAGAATTTAGTTTCCTTCTCCTTGAAACCCATGCCAATTACTTCTTCGAGGTACGGTTTACGTCCCGCGTAAAAGTTATCTAATGCTGTACGATTAAGAGCCATTTAGGTCACCTCCTTAGGCGGTAGGTTCGATATCAAAGTAATGGAATGTTCCGCGTACCAGCTTGACTAATGCTTTAGTCGCAGCTCCGTCCACGGTTTGGGAAAGTCCCGTGACCTGGAAAGGCGTCTCGGCGGTAGGAGTGGCTAGTGCGGGAAGGTCAACGGTGGCAGTACTGAGCTGTCCGTTAGTTGAAACGGTAACGGCCTTGAGAAGCACCCAACCGCCAACATCGGTAATTACAGCAGTAGTATCACCAGTGACTTCATAGATAACATCCGGGTCATTACAGATAATCAAATCCGTAACGACACCAGGAGTAGCAGCTACGTGATGCATAGCAATACCAGCAACTCCGCCCTCGCCTTACGGCGTCACATCGGACGCAACGGCATATCCACCAACGATGGATACGGCTGCAAACCTCGCAACCGCGGCCCCATCAGCGGCCACCTTCACAATCTGATAAAATTTAGGATGAGTCTTGGGGACAAAACCCATCGCGGGATCTTGAATGGCCATTACAGCCTCCTTGGTCGATTATTTATTGTCTTTTCCTTTGTTAAACGTGGAGGCAATCGGCCTACCTTTTTGTCTACCTATCCTTGGAAGAGATATAGATTTCACGCTGCTTGCCGAGATTTCCTCCGACTGCTCGCAGTCTCTCGTCAGCTTTGTCTGTCATAGCCTTCCGATAGGCATCACAATCTTCTTTTTTCGCATAGGCCAGTAGTAACTGGCTGCCGCGCCTGAAGTAATTAGAACTTCCTTCACTTGGTCCGTATTTATCTGGTGCTTTCTGCATCTGCTCCAGCACCTGTTGTCCAAATTCACTATCTTTCTCGACTGCTCGCCAGTGCCGCCAAGTCTGCATTGCAGTACGGGCATCCGGGTTCACCCAGCGAAATTCGTACCCTGGGATGGTGAAGTCGATAGCAATGGGGCTAGTAGTATTGAATCTAGTTTGATTAACGGATTGGATCTTAGGAACTCGCTTAGCCATTGTCTGGCCCTCCTCCCGCTTCTGCTCTCTTAGCGATACGGGCTCTGGTTTCTGGGTTGTTTATGTCGATAAGGCCCTCAAAGGCTTCTGCGATCTTGCCAGTTTTTTGCAAAAACTCCTCCCCAATTCCGGGTTTGCCTTCGCTGGGATGTCCTCCCTCGCCTGCACCGATGGTTTCCATGGGATCTGTGCTAGATTTCCTGGGTGTGAACCCAGCGGGCAGCAGACCCATCTCGATTCCTATCCGGTTAGCTGTGTTCGAGAGCGCAAATGGGTCATTGAGTGCGTTTGGATTTGTTTCCATCTCCTCGTTGACCCGCGCATAGAAGTCGGACTCCTTATCTTTGAGTTCCTGCCAGTCCCGAAAGGCTTTATCGTCGAACTTCTTGCCTTGTTCGAGCGATTTGTAGTTATCCATGGCCCGATGGACTGCTTCATCCACTTGTTTCTGGGCAATAACTGCTTTCAGCCTGTCGACATCAGCCGGATTAGCCTCAGACAAATCCTGCGACGCCATCCAGGCGATAATTTGGTCTGCACTGTCTTTGATAAAGTCAACCATCGTCGTCTGCCTCCCTATTTTTGAATTCTGCGGCCAGCAATTGCGCAAATTGTGCGATTCCGACGCCCTTACCGGTGATTAGTTTCGCCTCAAAGAAGTCATTTGACTTATGCACCGTATTCGCCAACTCAATCTGTATGCGTTTCAGCGATTCATCCACACATTGCTGGATTACGTGGGTAATGTCGTCTTTTGTGAACAATTTAGCCTCCCTTAGCCTTCCGCGCCTTACGTCGGCGCACATCTTCTGCGATTTTCTTTGCTTTTTCGCGTGCTTTTTCGCGTTGTTCCTTGCTCATCAACTTAGTTGGACCATATTTCTTGGATCTGTGGCCAGTAGGTTTGGGTTTAGGCATTAGTACTCCTAGTAAATGTGCGGGAGCGGGGCCAAACAGGAGGAAGAGGGAGGATTCTTCCGGTCAACTGTCTGACCCCGACTCCTCACGTTCCAGCAGCTCAAAGTCAGCCGGAATCTCAGTGTCAGTATTGACCTTATCTTGGAACTCTATGATCCTAGCCTGCAGTTCTCCTGTAACTAAGTCAGCTTTCACATTAGTAAGATACTTAATACGATCCTGAATGCTCCCTAGTAGCTGCGCAAAGTCTGCTGGACCTATCAATTCTGGAGATTCCCCCCTAAGTGAACCAGCTTTATCATTTAGCACCAGAGATTTATCTATAAGTATAGCAGCCTGAGTGGATAACTGGAGACTATTTGGCCCAGAATGCTGTACTCCAGTAATGTCACCATTAGCGTTACGCTGGACAATTCTATCATGAGTCATACTATCTGGAGTAATATGATCCAATGCTTCCATTGCTTTTTTAGATACTAAGCCCGCTAACTCTTCTAGTGCTCTAGCTCTAGCCTGCTTGACTCTATCAGGATTCTGTGGTGCCCATACATTACATATGTGATATATAGTAGAATAACCTAAATTAGTTTTATCTGCTATTTCATTGTAAGTAAGTCCCATTGATTTCAACTGAACACAGGTTTCTTTTACTGAATTCAATATTCGTCTTTTATTTTTATCTTTTGGTCTGCGAGATCTATGTCTATATTTGCTCATTCCCTTTTTACCTCCTTTTTTATTTAAAGGGAAATATTTCCTTTTTTTATAAATTAGATATAATGAAAAGTAAATTAATTTAATAAATCAAAAATCAAATAGTTAATAGATTAGTTATCTAACCCTCTATACTATAAGTATACACCCGATTTTCCAGTTTGTCAACACTTTTTTTCGGCCAGCTGTGTAAGTTATTTGTTTCCAGGAAAAGAAAGTTTCTTCAGGCCCACATTTTTAGGGGCAAAAACCCTGCGGAAAAGCTGTGTATTAGATAACACCCTTGTAAGCTGTTATTTCTCGACGAAACATCAAAAAATAGTCCCTGCTTTTGGATTATGTTAAGTGGCGAGTAGCGTTTCCGAAACGGCATGCGCCATAGGAGGTTAGCCTATACATGCAACATTTTCGTTGAACTGTACCTACAGGTACTATTTTTATGCAACACTTTCGTTGCACTAACTTACTAAAAGTCTAGGCGGGACGGGGGTGCTAGGTGCTAGGGATTTTAGTACGCTCGTGCTATTCTTCAGGAAACAGCTTTTTTGCAGAATTTTCGTGTATGCCCACCTAATCAGGGGGGGCTTTAGCATCCAAGGCCCCTGTGCCCCCTGCGAAACTAATTGACTATCCCCTGCGCAGTTAGTTGACTAGCCCCCCTAGCATCCTAGCAGCTGCACGATCAATTGACAACTAACTTGTCAGTTGCTAAGTTGCTAAACTACTAGACTATTCGGCGGCGCGGGTTCGAGGCTGCATGGATGCTAGGCTTTTAGTTGCGCATATGTGCAGCTATCAGTCCTCGAGTCATACTGTCATGACATAATGTCAGCACTAGTATCCTAGCATCCAGTGTCCTAAATAGTAGACACATATCCTATAGTAGACACCGTGTCCCCATTAACAGACATGCCCTGCTAACACCCTATCCCCCAACAACCTACACTACCGACACAATGACAATAGTGTCCTATTCCTAACTGCTTTGTTCCCACTATGTTAACAAATACACTAGGTCACATTGACATATTGTCACGAACACAAGGCGAACAGACTGCTAACTTGGCAAAGCACAGCGGGTTAGCATAAATCATGCCAAACAAACGCGCAACTTGTAACCTACTGTCCCGCAACACCTTGCACCTATTCGTTGTCACGCCACAATATTGGCCTCGAGGTTGCTTCTCTTGCTTAGTTGTTTGAAAACACGGGAGGCACAAAAATGAGCGGACTAAGTAACAGGACAGCATTAGAGCATGTGGCAAACATTGAAGTCGAGGAACATCCCATTTATGGGGCATCGCCTGACAATTATGAAGGTCATCTGCAAAGGTTGCCGAAGAAAGCTATTTGGGTTAAGGAACCCGAGTGCGGTTCGGACTTCCTGTCAGTACAAGACCCGATGTATACCACAATCCATAACGAGGATATCTTTCGCGCAATGGATGAAGTGGCATACGACAAGGGTTTGAACCTGAAAGTTGACAGGGCCACATACCACAAAGGCAAAACGATGGTGAACTTCTTCCTGCCAGACGAAGAATTCAAGGTGCCGGGAGATCCCAGCCCCATTCGTCCAGGACTGTTCAATATCAATGACTTTGGCGGCGGATCAGCATGGAAATTGCTCCCGTCATCGGTCAGCATGTGGTGCTCGAATGGAATGATGGTCAAGCAAGACTTGGCGGCGGCGCTGTCCCGGCGTCACGTTGGCGTCATCGAATATGTTGACGTTTACTTGATGGTGGCGGCGGCTTTCCAGCGTCTTGATACTGCTGTTCAATTGATTAAACTGACCACGAGTATTTCGGCGGTCACGGCGGTCACCGATGAACAGATCGCGGCGTTCCTCAAGGGAATGGAAGAAAAAGTCGCGAAGAAATACCAGGACAAGCTGGCCAAGGTTATCCAAGAAAACGTGACCGCCTTGGGGCAGACTGCCTGGGGCGTCACGCAAGGTATAACCGAGATGTATACGCATCACATGGACGCTCCGGAGCATGGTGGCACGAAACTTGCATGGCGTGATAATGCCGTGGATAGTTTGTTGCGGTCGGTCGGAGTCGCGGAACAAGTTAAGGTGCGAATGGGAGTATAACATGATGAATCTACTCAGTGAAACCGAGATTGCCATTCGGAATTCAGGACACGATGAACAATGTATTATTTTTATCGGGTCAGAAAACTCCGGACATTGTTGCACCTGGGAACAATTCAAATTAATGGCAAATCAGGAATATTACGCTGGATACGGAGCGCAAAAAGTAGCAACGGACTTGATAATTGCATTTAGTGATGAGACTAAAATGTGGCGTTTCGAGTATGACGGGTCCGAGTGCTGGACGTTTAGTATTCCGTTTAACCCACCAAAGGTGACCAAGCGAATAAATCGTTTAATTGCTACGGATAAAGAAGTTGGTTGGGTTAGTTTAAGTGAGATGAATGGGGGCGAAGACTAGGATGCTAATCTACGAAGGCCCAAACCATAGCAAAACAGGCAACATAGCGGTCATTGCTACAGGCATAGACAAACCGTCCGCGAACCGGAAAACAGGCGACATGATCCAAATCTGGATCCTTCCAGCGGATGAATCGCCAAGTGACGCGATCAAATCGGGAGGTGATTTGGTAGTTTGCGGGACATGCCCACTTCGACCATGGAATGGGGGCGGGTGTTATGTGAATGTAGGGCAGGCTCCGTCAAGTATTTGGAACAAATACAAGCGGGGCGGGTATGAAAAATGGGTACCTGACCCCTACGTATACGCTAACAAGCCTGTGCGGATAGGCGCATACGGTGACGTGGCGGAAATTCCCAGCGAAATCCTGAGTGATATCATGGGGTGGACAAAACTGAGGGGACACACCTGCTATACTCACATGTGGCGAACCCGCGAAGATCTAAAATATATTGCAATGGCGAGTGTGGAGACGTGGAGCGATTTCATGGAGGCGGGCAGGCGGGGGTGGAGTACCTTTAGGGTGACAGATCCAAACAACCCAGAGGACGCCGAAGTGGGTTCATTTATGTGCTCCGCGACTAAAGGGAAAGTAACTTGTGCCCAATGCAATTTGTGTAACGGGGCGGAACAAAGGCAACGCGCGATCTATATCCCGGCGCATGGGGCGACGGCGAAAAGAGTACACGAAACCAGACAGGAGTAGGCATGTGAACACCGAAGATAGAACACTGGACCTAGAGTATGAAGACCTTCGATATATGGAGCAAAGCACGTTCAGTACATTCATCGACGAAACACAGGCAGCGGAATTGACGCGACTATGGAACCTGCGCGAGAAAGCCGACGATGCCGAATTCTATCGCGAGTATGTGGACGGGGGTGGTGATGACAGCTATTAAATTCGGCATGTTTTTCGTGCTTTTTCTTGGCGGAATCGCGTTTCCCCCGGTATTTGTGCTGCTTATCGCGCTGGCAATTTGGGAGTTTTACGGCGAAAGGAGAAGTTAATGTTACCAGATATGTATGAGGAAGACCAAGCCCGCATCGCCGAGCTTGAGGCCGAGCGGGACGAACTCGAGGCGCAACTGGAGGCTGTGAGGGAAGCATGGCCCGCCGTCATGGAGATGGCCTTGCAAGAATGGAATGCGAACAGGGAAGAAGAATCAATTATTCCGCAGTCAATTCAGCACATTCAATATGCGCTCAACCCCGGAAAGGACGGTGGGTGATGTTATTGCGTCTTAAAAGTAATAGATTATTACTTACTTTTGCTAATCAGACGCAATGCAGGTATGGAATATACCCATAGCGCAACCAAACAGAAAGTAGGTGTTTGATGTCTAAAGAAAAGCAACCGGCCGAACTGCGGGCGGAAAACGAACGGTATCTTTTCGAACGAGTTATGCAGTTGGACAAAGACCTAGCAGAAGTTAGGGCCGACCTAAGTTGTTCGGATACCTCGTTGACTTGCGCACGCAACAAGCGATACAAGGCCGAGGCCGAGCGGGACGAACTGCGGGCCAAGCTGGAGGCGGTGAGGGATGAGATAAACCGAGAATACGGAATCCGAGAATGTCTTGAATTCTACGCCAACCCGCACAACTGGCACACAAGAAGAAAATGTATGGTCACCGGCAAAGTTGGCGTGATCGAATCACACTGCGAACTTGCGAAAAACTCAATAGCAAGGTCTGGAAGGGACAACCTGGAACGCATTGACGCCATCCTCACCAAGCGCAACCAGGGAAAGGAGGGGGAGTGATGATGAAAGCACGGGCACTTAATACAAGTAGGCCGTTGATTCATGTGTATTTGTACATGGATGTCCTGGCGTGCGGAAAGAAAATGAAGGGCAACCACTGGGAATTATTCCCTGATTGCGCAAGAATGGAAATAACTTGTCCCCGGTGCATTATGTCGGCTGATTTCCTGCCCGCTGACACCGGGAAGGAGGAGGAGTGATGGGGTTAATGGAACAAAGTCAAAGAGAAGCCCGCATCGCCGAGCTTGAGGCCGAGGTGGAGCGGCTGGGTGGGTTGCTGGATGAGGCGGATAATGTATTACTCGATACTAGGTGGTGGTCGGCGATTGAATTGCTGGAAATCCTCGCCAAGCGCAACCAGGGAAAGGAGGGGGAGTGAGGTTCGGCTCCCTGTTCGCTGGCATAGGTGGAATAGACCTGGGCCTTGAGCGGGCGGGGATGGAATGTGCCTGGCAGGTCGAAATTGATGATTACTGCCAGAAGGTGCTGGCAAAACACTGGCCGAATGTACCGAAATTCGGTGACATCAAGGAGTGCGGAGCGCACAACCTAGGTCAAGTGGACTTGATTGCTGGCGGGTTCCCCTGTCAGGATATCAGTTCGGCGAATACGGCGGGACCCCGCGCCGGGCTTGCGGGGGAAAAATCCGGCCTGTGGCGGGAGTATCGGAGAATCGTTAAAGAGCTACGCCCGGACTGGGTTGTGGTTGAAAACTCACCAAGATGGAAGGCGTGGACCCCCTATGTCAGAAAAGACCTCGGTGGTTTTGGCTATGTCACAACTGCGATTCGACTCTGTTCCAGCTGGTTCGGGGCACCCTGCCGCCGGCGGAGATGTTTTGTGGTTGCCAACGCCAACGGCGACAGCGAATCACTGCTCGCCATCAATGAAAAAGTGGCCGGCTTTTCTCCGGTTCCAGGAGATGTTTGGGACGGGCGGAAGCCCGCATCCCTCAATATTCGAGTGGATGATGGGGTTCCCCGAAAGATGGACAGACTTAGAGGACTCGGAAACGCCGTAGTGCCGCAGGTAGCGGAGTATGTTGGGAGATTGATCATGGATGCCAACCCCGGAAAGGACGGTGGGTGATGGAAATCCGTTTTGAGGAATACCACGAGTTACAGCAAATGGTTATTAAATTGACAGCCGAGCGGGACGATTGGGAAAACAAGTACAGGGAATTGTTGGCCCACCTGGAAATCATTCTGAGTGGATTAACTGAAAACAAGGAGAAAAACCAGTGACCAACATGCAGAAATATCTCACCGTGTTCATGCTGATCGTCGCTGTTGGTGGTGTCTTGCTAGGATGGGAGTCCCGGTATGCCAAGGCGGATCAGGTACGCATGATAGAGCAGCGCCTTGACCAGAAAATCCTGCAGGACCGCATGGAGAGCATCCAAGAGCGCATGTGGAAGATGGAGGATAAATGGGCCGAAAGGTTTTCCATTGAGACTGGCCGTATCCATGATACTCTCGAAGAACTGCTCCATTACATGACTCCGGAGGCAAGGGATCAGTACCGATTTTTGCAGTATGAGTATCAGGAATTAGCAAAGACCCTGGAGGGTAGAAGTGAGTGATGTAGACGTACTCAAGTGCAAGATCGTCGTGCTTCGGGACGCATTGCGCCGGGCACAGTGGTACTTGGGTAAGGACAAACAGAGCAGTCCACCAACTCACGATGAGACTGAGGAGTTCATGCGAGAGGTGCGCGAGATTCTGGACGAACATGAAAGGAGACAAGGTGGGAAGCATAGCAGATAATACATGCCCTAGGTGTAACCAATACTCAGACGGCGGGTACATGTGTAACAAGTGCGCAACAATCCCGGCAACGAGCGAGGCCCTGGTAAGGTTCAAGCTCCTGCAGAAGGGCGTGGACGTGGCACTCCCCGCGAGAGAGAACGCGCCGTATGATTTGTTGGTGAAGGGTATATATACTTGGCATCCAACGCAAGTAAAGACGGCGTATGAAACGGATGAAGGAGTTCGCGCCAATGTGTGCAAGACGGACAGCAAGAGCAGGACTTTGTATCGCAAGAATGAGGTAGACTTCTTCGCCATTGTATACGGGGAGGACGTGTATCTTATTCCATATATGGCGGTCGAAGGAAAGGGGCGCATTAATGTTCTATCGGTCAAGTACAAGAAGTGGCGGCTCCTCGGCTGCGATTCCGACTGGCCCCAGCCGTGAGCAAGGTACACAAGTTGTGTATCAGGATTGTCCAGTGTGTGGCAACGCCAAGTGGAAGGTATACATGAACCCGAACAACGGGGCATGGATATGTTTCAGATGTGATGCGCGAGGGCGGGTGCAGGTTGAGAAGAATAGTAATATGCTGGCGGAGAAGTTCAAGCCACAACAGGCACATGAATGGGCTGAGATGCAACTGCCTGCTTATGTGCCGCTGTCCCGCACGGCTCGCAAGTATTTGACCGACAGGGGCATACACCATCCGGAGAAGTTTGGCATTGTTGAATTGAAGGAAGGGCCGAGGGTGTTGATACCTTACCGTGGCCCGGAAGGCAAGGTAATATACTGGACAACCCGCAGATTTATGGATGATGGATTGCCGAAGTATGTTACCGCAACAGGAAGGAAACCATTTTATGTCTTACCAAGATGGAGTGGACAAGAAGATGTTACGTTCGTTGAGGGTTGTCTCGATGCTATCGTGTACTGGTTGGCTACTGCTTCTCCTGTTGTGGCCATTGGCGGCAAAAGTATTAGCAGCTACAATCGTAGGGATCTCGTTCATTTGGCTCCTAATACCAGAAGAATAATACTCGACAGCGATGCGACGGCACAGGCACTGCGGCTTGGCCGTGAATTCAACATGTCAGTCAAAGTTTTGCCGCCCGGCATGGACCCGGCTGACTATTACAAAGGGAGGATCTGAGATGAGTGACTTCAAAAATATCAAACGGGCTTTGGTTAGTAATGGATTCCAAGCAGCGCAGACCAACGACATGTCCGCCATTTTCCTGCAGTTGAACGGGGCAGAAGTAATGTTCCACTTCAGCGCGGGCGGGGATGTGTTGACGGACGTGGACTGCGAGGCTGATTGTCCTGAGTGCGAGGGTCAGTATGATCTTGGTTATGCGGATGCAAAGGTTGGATACACCGATGACATAGAGGGGGCATACGAGGATGGATACGATGAAGGCTTCCGAGCCGGGCAGGCGGGAGGTCCGGATGAATAAAGCAGTCTTCCTCATTGGCGTGATGTGCAAGAACCCATCCCCGCAGTTCCCGTTGACTGACGTGGACCTGGAATTGTTGGGCAACATCGCAGATGAAGCGAAGCTGGACGTAGAGATTGTCTTTGCCGTCAGCAACCCAAAGTTTGCGGGCGCAGAGAAGAAGGTCCGCGCACCAAACATCAAAGCGGAGAGGGCACGGGTGGTGTCCGAAATTCAAGCAGCGCAGCCAGAGTATGTGTTTGCCTTCGGGCGCACAGCTATGGCCAGCCTGCTGAACACGGGCACCTCCGTACTCAAGAAGTACCGGCGCAAGACCACGTACATCGACGACATCCCGTGTCCAGTGCATGTGTGCGACTCGCTGTCCCGTGTGTATGTCACTCCTGGCATACGCAAGTGGCTGCGGCTTGATGTGCTGGCGGCAGTGGCCGGGTTCAATGATACTATTTATGGTGAGCATAAACTGCTGCTCCCCGGAACCCCAGAATGGGAGGTAATGCCCGATGAATTTCAACAAGTGGAGGCGATTGGCTTCGACCTCGAAACGTACCCAGGAACCAATCCTTGGGTGCCAGACAGCCACATACGAATGGCTATCCTGTCAGCTATGGAAGGCACCGCCACTGTGGTACAGACGGGATCTGGTGGGTGTCTGCCAGAATGGGTCTCTCAGATATTGGTGGACCCAACCATTCTCAAGGGTGGTTCCGACATATCATTCGACTGCCAATGGATCCGTCGATTCGGGGGACTGGTGGAAAACGTACACGACACGGTGATGGCTGAGCATATCATCGACTGCACTGACCCGAACAAGAACCTCAAGTATCTCACGCTGCGGTATGCCCCCCAGCTTGGGGACTACGCACGTCCATTCGAGGAGACACGCAAGAAGTACGGAGGCTGGGCGGGTACGCCAGACGAGGAGTTCTACCTGTATGCAGGCGGGGACGGAGAGGCCAGTATCGCAGCCATGCTCGCACAGAATAAGATAATCGAGGCGGACCCAAAGCTCACGCAGGCATGGAAATTAGCCGATGATCTGTACCCTGTACTCATAGACATGAGGTGCGCCGGGCTGTGTATTGACAAGGGAGTAAACGACTTACTAAATAGGCAAATGTCGGCCCATTTGGAAGATTTAGTGCTCGGGATCCAAGAAACTTTGGGTCCAATTAACCCTCGATCTTCTACTCAGATGGCCAAGGCACTGGTCGAGTTCGTTCCCGGCATTGACCTGCGGGAGCGGACATGGGTGCGGGTGCTGAGTGATGCCGAAGACGAAGACGTATCCACGCAGAGGGTGGTGCTCGAACGTGAGGCAGACAAGCATCCGGTCATCGGGCTGGTGCTGGAGCACAGAAGGTGGGCCAAGCTGCATGGCACGTATGTTAAGGCACTAAGGGACAAGTTCTTAGTCCACCACGGGGGCCGAGACTTCATCCACCCTAAGCTGGCTATGTCCACGGAGACGTACCGCTTAGCAGGCAGTGAGCCTAGCCCTCATCAGATACCACGCAAGCCGAAGGAAGGTGATAGTGAGACACTAAATGTCAAACGTCAATTTATCTCACGATTTGAGGGCGGGCTCATCCTCAACGCAGACTACGCACAGATGGAGATGCGCATCGCAGCGCAGGAGTCCTCAGATTCCTCTCTGCTGAACGCAAT